TAGACATTTTTACAATTCTGCCAAAAGCTTTTTTAGCTAGCTTTATTTTATCATTATATTCTAATGGATCTTTTGGAAGCTTATGAGTATGAGATAGATAAATGAGAGGGTCACCTTTATGAGCTCTAGCGACCGCTCTCACTTTATTGACCAGTTTTTCATGTCCGATTGTAGGAGGGTTCATCCTACCGAATGTAAAAACTGCTTTTGACATTAGACAGTGTAATGAGTGTACTTCATTCCAGCAGCAGCGAAATCTGAATCGTCATCATCAGTTGTGATGTACAAATCAGAGTCTGCATCTGACCAACCCATTGAAGTTCTAACTGCTGCTCTACTCATAGGCAAAGCATCAACGATTTCAATTTGACCTTTTGAATCTTTGACACCAATACCAGCTTGAGTAGCATACATTTTAGCTTCGAATGATGGGTCTACACCGTCTACAAATAGAAAATCCGAATCAGATGAAGCCTGAGGTCCACCTGCAGTCGAACGATTTGCGGTTGGTTTAATGTAAGCCATTAAGAGATCTCCTTTTCTTAATAATATTTTGGATCCAATGTATTTATCTTACTTCAAAATCCTGGAGACTTTCTATTAACAACTTCATATGATTCTTAGTAAATAACGTCATAAGACGATTTACACTACCTTTTGCTGGAGCTGCAAAGGCTTCTAATATTTCTTGTTTAAGATAATCTGGACATCTACTTAAGTCTATCATATCTCTATTACGAATAATACGACGAGCAATAGAAGTACCTAAAGCTTCTGGATCTTGCATAAGCATATCCATCTTAGCTTTTCGTAAAGGAGTTTGTCTAGCACCTTCTTCTACAAGCACATCATCTTCTGACATAACATTAGGAATGCCATCACCCATATCCCCTTTAAGTACTTTTACTTCTAAGTCTGTAATAGGATCGACATCAGGTTCTATCCATTTCTTCTGAATATTACTAAACTGTTTAACGTTAGGATATTTTTGTAATTGTACAAAATCTTTATCTGGTGACACAATAACAGAAGGGCTAGGATCTTTCTTAGCTTCTATAATTGTAGCAATAACATCGTCAGCTTCGCAACCTTCAATACGAACACAACGATAAGGAGAGTATTCTTCTACTTCTTCTCTAACATTATTCATCATAGTAAAAATAGCATTCCAATCATGCTTAGATTCTTTACGCTGTTTTTTACGGTTAGCTTTGTATTGAGGAAACGTTTTCTTGCGCCATACATTAGTATGGTCCATAGCAATAATCATCTCACCAAACTCGTCACGAAACTTCTCGTTATATTGACGAATAATATTAAAGATCTGATGACGAACTAGTTCAGGTTGTTCTTGAAAGTCATCTACTCTTACCATAATAGATGACATCGCAATAGATGAATAATCAAGTAATATCAACGTAAGCTCCTACTCTACCGTTCAAATCAGGACAATCAACATATCTATAACCATCTGGGGCATCTATAACATCACCTTCCCATACCGGTATAAAGACATTATTATTATAAGAAAAATCTGGATTTTTTCTTAGCTGAACCTCGATAAGTTTGCCGTTAATATATTCCACATTTACATAAGGTTTATTTCTAAATTGAAATAATAAATGAGGAAATAAAATATCTCTATCAATTACTTCCCATTTTTTCCATTTAGCTATATCATCAGAAGGAATACCAATAGTTGTTCTAACTCTTTTAGCATACTCATAATCTACAGAATAATGAGTTCCTTGAAACCACTCACACCAAAAATATCCAGCTGGTAGATTATCTGTAGATTTATCTATCCAAACTTTTTTAGCTCCTAATCCTAAACCTTGAAAGTTAATAGCAGGTCTTACAATATACCACCCAGGATATAAAACATCTACACCTACCGGGCCGCATAAATAACCTAATTTTCTAGATAATTCTAGTTTATTATATACCCACAACTCTTCAGGTTCTAAATCATAATACTCTTTATTATAATCTGATTGCTGCATCATTCCCAATTTATATCCATGATAGGTTTAGTATCAGTAGATTTACTTTGTACAGCTTCGTTTTGAGCTTCTATGCTTTGAGGTTGATTAGGAAGATCAACTACTCTCATTTTAGCATAATCAACATTTAGTAACCAATTGCGTCTATCTGCAGGATCGCCATATCTATTTTTAAGCTGAGTAAATCTAATAAGACCTTCATCTCTAAGCTTATCGTTAGTAGTCATAGCAAAGAAATAATCAGCAGTCATAGGAAGACCAAACGATTCAGATACAGAAGTAATCTCTACATCAGCATCGCTATAACCAGTTCTATTAGTCTGAGTAGCAGTCAGAACAGGTACATCAAACTCCATAGAAAGAGCTCTAAGCTCTTCTGCAGTAGACTTTATCTGTTCATATGAGCTAGCATTCTTGCCAGTATTCATAGATGCACAAATATTAAGATAATCAACACAAATTAGATCAGGAGTAAAGTCTTTCTTCATCTTTAACTCTTTAAGTAAAGCTCTAAAATGACCTGCATGAGCTGACTTGGTAGGATATTCTTTTACTACTAACTGACCTTTAGTTTTCATCTTAAGATTATCAAAACGTTTTAGAAAAGAGTCTTTAGCTATAGTCTCTAGCTCTTCTCCTGCTAAGTTAAGCAAGTTCTGGTCAACACGCTGAGCTATTTTTTCCTCAGCCATTTCCATAGTAATGTATAGTACGTTATGACCTGACTCTACTAAGTTAGAAGTCATAGCACACATAAAAAGAGATTTACCAACACCAGTGCCAGCCATAATAACACCTAGAGTCTTAGAAGGAAAACCACCTCTAAGAATATAATCTAAATGTTCGAGACCAGAAGGTATCTTAAGCTCTTTACGATTATAAAATTCCCAGCGCTCATCAGCTTCATCGATATAATCGTGACCTACAGATTTATCGAATGATGTAGAAATAGCTTCTGTTAACAGCTCAGGTAGAGCTGACATAGGTGTCTTCTTATCTTCACCACCAATAACGTTAACAGCCTTATAAACTGCATTTACAATAGCTCTTTCCTGACACCATTGCTCTGTCTTATTAACTAAGAAGTCTACTTTAGAGATAGGTTCTACATCAGCATCTAGTAGCTTCATAGACTCATTATACAAAGCTTCTGTGAGATCATTACGAGATTCTAACTCAATCTTAATAGCTGCTGAGTTAGGAGCATTATTATAGCTACCGTAATACTTGTAAATCTCTTCGAATATTATACTTTCATGCTTATCAGTAAAATATTCTTTTGTAAGGAAGGGTAATACTTTCTGACAATACTCATCACTTTTAAGTAGATTATATAGAATACCTTTTCTTAGCTCTGGTGAGTCGACTGCCAACGTTGTAAATCCTCTTTAGTATTAATCTCTGCTGTTGCATCACTAGTATGCACTACACCTATTTGATAACCATTCTGTAACCATCTAAGCTGCTCTAATGACTCTACCATTTCAGGCTCATATACAGTAAGATGATTATAAGCCATTAAAGCAGATTTTTTATATGCATATATACCTAAATGCCAATCACCGTATCCAACCATTCCTCTTCCAAACCATTGAGCAGTCATTAGATTATGAGCTACTTTGACAAAATTAGGATCTTGTCTATGTTTATCATATCTAAAATCTTTTTCGTCTGTGAAATGAGTATAGACAGTAGCTACATCATAATTTAACAGTCTACCAATAAGCATATCAAACACAACCGGAACATCTATCATATCTCCTTGCACGTTAATAAAATTATCATAATCTAACTGTTCAGCTGCTTCAGCTACTCTAGCTGTACCATTCACACAGTCTTCACTTGTCATAATAGCTTGATTAGGAAATAACGCAGCTATTCTTTTACTATCAGTTGCTACATAGACATCTTCTTTATTATGAAAACAACAACACCAATGATGTACTCTTTGAATAAGGTTATGTTCTTTTGTAACCTTAGCTAACATTTTTTCTGGAAATCTTGTTGATTCAAGTCTTGCTGGAATTATTACTGCTGTCTTCATTATTAACCGTCTCTGTTATAATATCTCTAATAATTGAACCTGATAACTTTTCAAACGAATTGATATCTTCTGGTACGTCACCTAAAAATTCTGTAGTAAATGTTAAAAGACCATCATCGTTTTCTAACTTCATATCTACAGGACGCCATACAGTGTTTTTAAACTTACCGGTTTTAATTCTTATCCATTCACCCCCGTTAGGATCTTTAAATGGCTCAAAGTTCTTCGGATTCGGTTTCATCTTCTACCTCCTCTGGTTCTTCAATTACTGCTCTAACTTCACTGATTGAGAAACGCTTCTTAATAGCATCTGCAAAACCTGCTTTGAAGACTGGAAGCCAAAACTCAGCAGTATCAGTATCTTTACGACGTTTCTTTTCTGTAATAACTTCTCCAGTAGAAGGGTCAATACCTTCAAACCATCCATTAGCAGGCTTTTGAATCCAGCCAATCTCAATACCTACATCTAATAGACCGGACCATTTATTAATACCACCTTCCCAAGAGATAGAAAGAGGTAATCTAGTCTTCTCTCGTACAAAACGTGACTTATCTACACCAATCATAAAGTTATAACCAGAAACTTCTTTGCCGTCTTTCTCTTGCTGACGACCCATAAAGAAGATCTGATTAGCAGAATAGTAGATACCTGTACCACCAGACATAATCTCTTTAGGGAACAAACCAATCTCTTGATATGTATGGTTGATAACTAACATAGGAATATCCCTAGTAGTAAGATAAGGAGTACAAATACGAAATAGAGATTTAAGAGCTTTAGCACGAGACATATCTGCTACAGATTTTTCGTTAAGAGCATCTTCTAGTTCTTTCTTAGACGCTAAGTTACCTACAGAGTCAACTACAATAACAATTTTATCACCTCGTTCAATATTCTCTAATTGACGAGTAATATCAAACTTAAGCTGTTCTACATGCTCTACAGGAGTATGAAGTACTCGCTCTGGGTCTACATTCATAGATTTAAGATATTCCGGAGTAATACCGAACTCTGTATCATATAGTAGACATACAGCGTCGCTATATTTTTTGAGATAAGCACCTGCCATAAGCAGAGCGAGATTAGATTTAAAGTGCTTAGATGGACCAGCAATAACGGTTAGACCAGGAGTCAAACCACCATCTACTGAACCAGACAACGCAACGTTCAAAATAGGAACGTCTGTTGGACACATATCTTTTTTATTGAATAGTTGAGATTTAGACAGAACCTCAGACTGTTTAACCGTTGAAGTTTTCTTCAACTTACTTAGTAAGTCAGACATATTTTCTCCTAGCTGTTTTACATTACAGGCGCTACCTGATATTATATTTATTCTTCGAACTTTTTTTCTACTTCTTTAATATGCTTACATTTACGATAAGCAATACAATTACATTCAAAGCCCCAATCAGTCATTTCTACTTGATACTGATCACCTTTAGAGCCTGTAACAGGCCAACGGACACCAACTAAATGATGTCCGCGAGTTTCTATATTTTCTGCTTTATGAGCCATATCACACCTCCTATATTATTATAGGAGTAGTATATGATATTTTCTATTGTACAGGAATTAATCCTTGATCAGCTAAAGGACCTTCTGCATGAGACATTTTCTTAAACATAGCATCAAATGCTTCAATACCAGGAATAATTCCAATGTGTTCTTTCTTTATATAATAGTATAACGGGCGAGATATACCGTAAGAGCCATCTGCAATAGTTTCAAATTCTGGCTTTACTCCATCAATTGCAACAGCTTTTACTTTATCTCTATTCATATCTAAGAAAGAAAAACCAAATACAGCAAAACGATCGTCATCAGCTTGTAGTTTTTCTATAAGTAAATTATCGTTTTCACCCATTTGTACTACATGCTCATCTGTTCTTACAGCAGTACACTCTTTCTTAGCAACTTTCTTATCTAACTTATATACTTTACGACATACATTATGCATAACTAATTCTACAAAAGCATCTCTTGTACCTGAAGTTGTTGGAGGAATCATAATATCAATATCTTTATTCGGAAGTGATGGATTGATATCAGACCATTTTTTATAAGGGTTAACTACAAATTCAGTTCCATTCCATACATTATATGCAACAGCTTTATAAATTTCTTCTTTTGTTAATGCTACTGTTTCTGCTGCATTTGATTGAGAAAATGTAATACCATCATAACCTAAAAGTCTTTCAATAGGAGTTACTCCTCCTTTTGCACATAACTCTAATTCTGTTTTCTTAATAGCTCTAGAAGAGTTTGTAATATCAGGAGTATTAGTTCCTACTCCTTTACAAAACATCTTCATTCCACCACCAGAACCTGTTGATTCAATAACTGGTGATTTAAATTCTGTTCTTTGGCCAAATTTTTCAGCAACGGTTGTTGCAAAAGGAAAAACCGTCGAAGATCCGACGATTGAAATAGTATCTCTAGCATATGCTTGGGATGAAAGCAACATTGCTGCTAAAATAATTGATAGTCTTTTCATTGAAATCTCCTATATTAAAAGACATAATATTTAAAGAGATTAATTGGAAATTCATAAAACTTTAATATGTTGTTAACCTGGGTTTCTGTAAAACGATTGAGGTATATCTACTATTTCTTTTACTTCTATTTTATCACACTCACAATATACACATACATCGTTTATACATTGATCACAATCTGGTTGATAGCAGTGACATCCATGACCACATTTTTTACAAGTCCTAGGTTCTCCGTACATAAATCCTCCTAAAAAAATAAGGAGCAGTTACCCACTCCTTATATTTATTTTAACTTAATGAGTCATTTTCTTCTTCAGTATATGGCCACATTAACTTTGTACCTTTTTAAGATATCTACTAATGATTAAGATAGTTCTTGGATTCATTAGTATCTAGTCCCATATCCCTGTACTTCTGCATTGAGTCTACGCTCTAGTTCTGCAAGAGTATATTGATATTCTCTATACTTCAGAGGAGTTTTATCTGAAGTAGGAGTTTCCATTGCGAAAATCTTCTTGAATAAACTAATCATTTTTGTAATACTCCTTCAAAGTTTTTTCATTTAGAATTGCTAGAATACCAGCATAATTTTCGTTTGGGTACTCGTGTCTCATTAGATGAGCTAACCTTTGATTGGCTTCAATTTGCCTTGAAACCATAATAGCTCTTCCTAGCGAAGACATGTGGCCTGTCATCCATGCAAAAATTGTTGCAATGAATCCAGTTTTAAGTAGAGTGTAACCTCTCAGTGCTAGTGCTGTCATTTGAAATCCCCTTTGTATCAGCATTAATTTTGATCATTTGGGGACGCTTTTCTTCTGGAAGGACTACTTCTAATCCAATAGCAAGAATTCCATCCTCGAGTTTAGCTCCGACTACCTCCGTATATTCGGACAGTCTGTATGACTTTTTAAATTTGCGAGCTGAAATACCTTTATGAACATACTTTTCAGGCTCTCTACGACGTTCGCGAGCTCC